CCTCTATTATATCCTAAATCCCTTAATACTTTATCGGGGTTAAAAGTAATTTCATTATAAAAACCTTCTAGATTATCTATATCAGGTATTTCATAATCTTCAAAATTATAAATAGTATCTAATAATTTACCATTAAGATCATAGATATGTAATTCTACACAGTCCTCTTTACGCCCAAATTTATGAATTAATTTTTGAGACTTAAGAAGATTTTTATCTTCAGGGCGAATTTGCTCTAATATTTCTTTAGATTTTATAGTCATAAGAGGCTATTTTCTATTTCGGATAATATATCTCTTAAAATTTCTTTTGCATCTGCTTGAGAAGATATATCATTGATTAATTGGAGATACACGGGTAAATATAATTCATTATTATTTAATTCTGAGGAAAATGATATAAGTTCCTTAGCTACATTTTGTTCAAATATTTTATCTAATAAAGTAGTAGCTGCAGTAATATCATTAGAATCATAACCAGATACTGTTACTCCTGTGCCTACTTGAGTAGTAACATCTTGGTAACTACCTACACCACCAAATGAAACATATTCTTGTGTAGTTACAGATTCCATTATTTCCGAGGTATCTACTCCAGAAAGTTTTTGTTTAATGTCAACTTTAGATATAATTGAAGAATTAATGATTTCTTCTGAGTTTTCATCAGGTAAAACATCTATTATAACATCCCCTAATATTATATTTTCTAGATTATCTAATATATTTTTAATCTTTCTTCGTTTCTTTTTAACATCTGTTAATTTTCCTTGATAAAATTTTAATTCTGCCTTTAAATCAACAATTTGTTTTTCTTGATCAGCAGTTAAATTAACGTTAGCATTTCCTCTACCAGAACCTATCCCGCTAGATTTATTTTCCGTATTTTTACTTGATTTTCTTGCCATTATCCTCCAGTTATATTTTGAATATTATTCCTAATAATAGTTAGTTTATTTTCTAACTCTTGAATATAATTTGTTTTTTCAGAATAATCTTTTTCAAGTTCATTTTTATACCTATCATAGTCCCCATCATATTTATCTATATTTAAATTAGCATCTGAGGGGTCTATTGTTATTCTTAATGATTCTGATTCTGCTAGATACTCAGAAGGGGTCCATTTATCATTTATATTATCGAAGGTTAAACGAGGACCATTAGGTATATTATCTATAACACTATTAGGAAATCTGGGAACTTTTCTATCGTTTTCCCCAACCCCATAATTAGTTAAAGAAAATAAAGCTGAACGGGCTTCATCATCACCTGAAAAATCTACTCCCCTTTTATAACCTTGGTCCATATAAAATAAATCGGGCCAAATTTCGTTACCAGGGAATTTTAAACGAGCTACTAAACTACCATTAGGGAATAAAGGATGTTCTCTTATAATTGTACTATCAGGGGTATTAGCTGCTAATAATTGTTTTTGCAAATCATTTATAAGGGATTGAAGACTATCTATTTCATTATCTTTAGCATCTTTACCAGGTAATATTAACTGTTGGCTTTTCCTAATTAATGCTTTATGGCTAAGATCCCCCTCTATGGGGATTTCTAAAAATAATTCATTGTAGAGATTAAAAAAATCTTCTACACTAAATTGTTCTCTTGTACTAGTTAATTCAGAGAAGTTAGTATTAACTACTTCCCTAAATTTATCACTACTATAAATATTTTTATCTATTAAAATATTCTCTTTCATTATCTAGCTATCTTAAAGTAACAATCATCATCATATACATTTATACCATCATTATTATCATGTCTTATTAATAAACGATAGTATCTTTCAGGTTGTAAGCCCTGCATGTCTAATTTAAAATACATACCTTCATTATCTGCACTTAATTTAGTAAATTCAGTATCAAAAGGTATAATGACTTCTTTTGAAGTATAATCTTCAATACTATAATATGATGCTGTAGTCAGGTAATTTATATCTAGGTAATTAGAAGAAGTAGTAAAAGTTCTAGTGGGAAATTGTTTTCTGCTACTAATTCTAAAGGTAGGTTCTTCAATTTGCCTATACGTTCCTTTATTATTATTAATATTTAATTGAATTTTACCACTAGTTAATATAGTAGCACCACTAGAAGTAATATAACTAGAATCATCCCACTTAATAGTTAAAGAGGGAGAAAATATAGTATTTGTGTCTACTGAAAAATATTTTAAAGTACCTTGTGTTGCATTATTATTAAATACATCATCTTTTCTTATTATAATAAACCCATTATTAGGAATTCCTGTGGGGTATGTTTGTGAAGCAAATATACTAGAAGATATTTTCTGTATTTGGCTAGTAACTTCAAAATTTAAGTCAAAGTTATTAACTATTCCTATAGATTGGGTAGATTCAAATCCACTACCTGTATACCAAATACCACCAGATACAGGTAAACTACCTGAAAGACTAGCAGTAGTATTAGCTGTTATAGTTCCCCAGGAAGATTTTGTAGTGCCATTATCTCTATATAACCATGAAGCCCCATTACTAGTTACATTATTATTATAAGGACGATCTAAATATCTTTGTGTACCATTATCCCATGATTGTGAAAGTGGGTATATTTCTACGGTTTGAGAAGTAGGTAAATCTTTACTAAATTCAGTGGCATATAATTTTAAACTAGCAGAAAAATTATTTATAACTTTATTTTTTAATACTTCATTTAATTCAGAATCTTTAAATTTAAGAAGAACCCTTGAAGGGTAATATAAATTATCAGTATCTCCTTTTTCAGAAGCTAGAGATAAAGTTTCAACTATACCCGTATTTAGATCTTGTCTAAATGGGTGTGAATATATTGTTGTATCCTTTTCGGGGTATAAAAAATAATATGCCATAATTAATATTTAGTTATTCTGCCTTTTAGGTCTGTGTTAGGGTATTTTAATTCAAAAATACTAGTATCCAAAGAAGGGTATAAAACATTATTTATAGTTGCTGAATTAAAGTCATATGAATATTCGGAATAACCTGCTGCTGTTCCTGATTTATTAACTAATTTAACATGTTCTACATTTTGAACACCTTTAACTGCCCCAATAACATTATATATTTCATTAAGAATTATGGGTTGATTAATTTGCCAGTTTTCTATATTAAAGTAATCCTTTAAGGAAGTAATGCATTCTAATAAAACTTGTTCATTGCTTGTTTGTTTAAAGGTAACTATATCAAATTCAACTCCAAAGTTAATAATAAAAGTATCTTTAATATTAATAGCGTCTGTTAACATTCTATATTCTTCAATATAAGTTTGAAGATTATGTTTGGTAGATGTATTAAGTGGAGTTAAGTTATTATTACTATCATATGCTAAGGTATGTAGATTAAGAGCGTTTGGGTTATTATTTGTACTATTACTAGTAATGCCACTTAAATCATCTCTAACAATATAAGCTTTTGCTATTTTACCAAATTTAGGGGGCATAGATAATGCGCGTATAATGTAATCTTCTCTTGAAACCGCACGGAGCTGTGCAGATGAATTAGCTATTGAATTTAATCGTATATCTTCAAGAGTATCGCCAGAACTACCACCGGTTGCTGGCATGCTATTATATACCTGTAATGAATCAACTACCGTATTAAATGTAGCAGGAGTAGATATACTATTATTTTTTATTATATTAGTTGTTCCTAATTTAGTTATAACTCCTGTAGGGACATTTGATATATTACCTCCACCAACTAAATATTGTACTGTTAATGTAGTGTTAGAGGGGACTTCACCATATGCCTTTGACATTAAAAAGTTTGAAGGATCATATGCTAAATCTAATTTAGAGGTTCCATTTCTATTATTTAAACCTACATTATCTGGATTTGGGATTATTTCAGCATCTTCATCATTACTAGTTCCAGAACCAAACTGAAGTTGGAGAATATCATTAGATGTAAATCTAGTTACAAATCTTTTAGGGACTTTTTTTAATCTTAGGATATAAGGTGTTTCATTTGAATAAGTACTTAAAGCTGAATTATTAGCAGTTACATTTAAAACATCTTCAAATATAGTTTCTTGGGCTAAATAAGGAACTTCATAGAATGGATTTCCGTCTGAATCCGTTACTTTTTCTATTCCTATAATATTAGATGCAGGAATTTCTAATGTTAAAAATCTTTCGGGAGCCCCTAAGGTAAATGTTGCTGTTTTGATTTCAGCACTTATTGCTTTACCTTGTTTTTTTATAAGATAATATTGAGGTTTACTACTACCATCAATACTTTGTGGGGAATCATCAAATTTATAAACCGAAACTTCTGTTGTATCTAATGAATTACTAACTTGAAAATTAATGTCTTCTTCAAGTAAAAAAGTAACCGGATCTGCTTGTGAAGTAGTAAATGTAGAGTTTTTCTTTAACGTAGGTGCATAATCCCAATCTGGGGAACTTCCATCAGCTTTAGCGGGTAGGGTAATATATAAATCTACCTCTGTTGTAGAGGGGGTAGATATAGCTGGTTTATATCCCGAATTATAAGCTAATGATAATATATTAGATTTTTCTCTTGCGGATTCTATAAATGTTTCCTGTATTTGGGTGTCTGTGTAATACGATAATACATCACCAACATAAGAAGCTAGTTCTAAGAATATCATACCTGGATTACCTTCTGAAAAATCATTAAAATTATCAGGGAAGTAATTTTTACTAAAATCAACTAAATCTTGTTTTAATTGATTGTAATTTCTATTTAAGTACTTAATATTTTTTTTATTAGTACCTGATGTATTATTTACTTTAGAATATGCCATTTAGTTACAGGGTTAAAGAAATTTCATTTGTATCATTATCTAATAAAACTCGATATTCAATTTTTATATTCAATGTTTTATCTTCAGAATTAACTTGTAGGTTAGAAATTTCAATTTGTGGGATATGGAATGCTATATTTTGATCAATTCTAGCCCTTAAATTTCTAATTCGTTCATTAGTTTCATTATTAGGGTCAAAAAGAATATCCCTTATTCCTACACCATAACTAGGTTCATGATACCTTTCCCCTGGAGATGTTAAAAGAAGATTAATAAGATTAGATTTTATTTGATCTTTTGTTGTATAGTTAAATTCAAATACACCCTTTTTAGTAAAAGGAATCTTAACCCCAATAGCTTTACGTGTATTGAGATCAAGTGGATCAATTCTATATCCTATTTTTTTCCTTATAGCCATTAGGGTCTAAATTCTTTTTTCTTTTCAATTGACTTCATTACGGGGGTCCAGTCTTTATTTACAAATTGACTTACAGGATCATTTGCATCAAACCTTTGTTCGGGTGTTGGAGATTCTGCGGTTTCTACTAATAATGAATTAAGAGTATCATTACCCGTGTTAAAATTAGGAGGTGCTATTTGTTCTCTTAGTTTAGCTCTAAAATCTTCGACTTCTTCTATAGGGGATTCAGACGTCTCTTTTACAACTAATTTTGTTTTTTTAAGATCCTTTTTTAACTTATCCATTTCGCGTTTTAGTGCATAGTCAATTTCTTCACGCACAACTTTTCTAATAATTTTCTCAAATTGTTGTATTTTCATTGTTATTAGTTTTTAATAAATATATTACTTTTTAGCTATTTGATAACCTGTGAAATTATTTTCAACTAAGTATTCAATAACTTTGGTTTTATTTGAATTTTCTAAATTATCTAATATATCTTCTGGGGCAAATTGGTCGGCTAGTTTTGTAACTAATTCTTCAGTGGTTGTATTAACACCAGTACCAT